GTAAAGTTTGTGATCGTCAATCGGTTAGGATACCACCACGCGTTTGGCAATGGATTTCAATTCACCGTGGCTGACTAAACCACGGGTTGCATGTCCGATGCTGTACACCGCCCATCGGAAGAAGCGCAACTCACCACTTAAAGTTATGACAGTAGTTTTGGAATCCTCTCCAAAAGCCCAGACTTTGCTACCACGTCAGCAATGTCCAGAGCCCCTGAACCGAGGTCCGTGGCTTTCTTAATCATGTCAGCCCATTGGCCATCAGTAGATGGCGCATGGTACTTGTGGGATGCACACGCAGGATTAAACAATTCAAAACGTGTGCGATACTCATGGCATACCAACAGGTTCAAGTCCACGCCGTCCGGATTATAAATCACGATAGGAGTGAAACCGACGGTGGACAACCCGTTTGCCCAAGTCGTCTGCTCTGGTGATCCAGTTGATCCCGGGATACCACGGTAGATCTGTGTGAAGTCAGCCAACCTATTCATGTTAAGAGGATGCGCACTGACATGCACTCCCCTAAGTGCCAGTTTGGCAGCAGCACACAACCTAGGTGCCATGTAAGACACAAAATTGTTAGCTATTGTAGCACCTGTGTCTACGTCATCCCCGGCATAAGTGGGTTGTACCTTTAACTTGCCAATGTACAACATACCACTAGTGGTCTGTAACGCATTGCCGTTCATCACCTGGACTGAACACGCCGATGGAGTAATCTGACAGTGCTCACCCAAGCCTTGAGCCAGCATGGGCATCTTGTAAGCAGACCACGCAGTCTCGTTTGGCTTCTTCGTCAGATTCCCGCATCCGAGCGCCACCACGTCGGTCCAGTTCCTCCCAGAACCTGTCGTGTTAGCTGCGTCGTCATAGGAATACTGCCATGTGCCAATGATAATGAGTCTGTCGTTGGTTGATATCTGGCGTGTTCCCCTGGTTACAGTGTACTCACCAACGGCTCGAGGTAGGGCCAGATGCTGTGGCGCGAACGCGTTCCAGCAATCCATGCTGGGGTGCGCTTTGCTGGCACCGTTCCCGTTCTTCTTCTTCTGTTTCTGAGGACGACGACGAGCTTGCGTCCTCGACGCTCCAAACGCAACAGTTGCAGTCCCGCCAGCACCTGGTGCAATTCCACGAAAGGCTGGACCGCGATTCCGCGGGGCTCGGCGTGGTCCAGAAACTTGGACAACTTGCGACATACTTAATGAAAGACGAAACTACGCCTAACACGTTCGTGATTAGTTGCGACCCCACCGAATACGGTCCAGGTCGCATGGGCCAAACGAACCCATGTAATAAACAAAACAACGCCCTAGTGGGATTGGTTACCCACAGTCAACCATACCTATACTATTCAGATAGAATCACCGCTGATCAAGCGGCCTCGAACTCTCCCCCTCAAGCTGCTGGCAATCTAATGAGGAGACGGTGGACATGATATGAATAGGAATCACCCAGCATCAGGCAGTGTACTCACTGCTGGCAATTTAAGGGGTTCGACCCAGCCTGGCCTCCACAAAATGCTTCAGCCCTGACTCAACATGAGAGGTCCACTGGAGATCACTGATAGTGTAAACAGCATGGCACTGGATTGATAATGGTGTGACTTATAAGTCTGCCTAGTGGCAAACTCCACCTTCGCGCCAGTTCGCATCGTAGCCATTCCATTCGGGGGTTCCAACTATCCACCCATCGCTGGTTGGTAGCCAGTGTTGCCACGCAAACGGCGTGCCAAAGAGCCTAGACCCCGTTCAGTAGGAGTTAAGGTGGCCAAACCAAGGAGGTGACTAAATCCCCCTCTCCCACGGCCTTCACCTCAGACGCACCGGAAACTACGTCAGCAGGCTCGCCACTCTTCGCTGGGCTGCAAAGAGTGTTGAAGAATAAGCCTCGGTCAACGGGCGGACTCTACCTACGCCCGGACGACTCCGGCAGGGGGGGGGCAAACCCCGGTTGATGCAATGTCGTCTTCCCTCTCTCACCACAGGCATTTCCTCCTATGGCCCTGGGACTTACCAGCCAAAATGGCTGAATTAAATCAGTACAGCATCGGTGAACCTGTTTCCAATCATCGCGCATGTGGCGCCTACTGGCGCCACGACTGTGGAAGGCTGCTCCGAAAGCCTTCCCAGTCTACAAGCTGGTCGTAGTCCCACATGTGGTCCACAAAGCGATTCCTCTCCTGGTCACTACTCCAGAACCCAGTCGATGTTAAAATTTTCTCTTCGCTTTGGCATGTGGCGTTAAGAGCACGAATGTGTTCAACGAGTTCACCCTTGTCATCCATTTCTTGATTCGTACGCATCTTTAAATCATGGGTGATCTCGAAATCGCAGTCGATCGCATATTGTAGAAACTTGTTGGAGATCGTTGGGGCTAGCCCTGCAAATTCAAACGCCCTCGACATTGCTGCCGACCCCGCCAGTTTCACACACTTATTGCGGTCATTCGCTTGGAACGCTTCAATCATTGAAGGGGAACAACTCGTGCCGGCTCGTGAAAAGCACCTGTCAATTTCAGGTACCATCATCCACTCGTCCTTCTTCTCATCGAATAGTGGACCAGCGTCATCCAAGCCAATATAGTAACCAACAAACAGTGCTCTCTCTTTCCTGATCTCAATCTTCATATTGAAACCAATCCGCTCCCAGAACTGCAGGATGTTCATGTGGAGCGATTTCCCCTCCTCAATCTTTGGGGAGGTGACCAGAAATGAGTCGTCGCCTTCAAACGCACTGTTCATCCACCTATTTACTCCTGTCACGTCCTTACCATACCTATGGGAAGGATCGAGGAATAACTCTGGATCTTCGAAAATTGCGCAATGCCAACACACGAAGTTCATCCACCAATTCAAACAAGAGGTGCCGCGATGGCCACTCCTCCGAATAGCATTGATGGTCTCCTTCTGATACTCCTTGTTCTTCGTGTAAGAGATGTCCAACTTCTCCTGCGCGCAAATTGAAGCATGAGCCTCGGCCCATGTCTGGGGTGTGGCATACATGAACCCGTTAACTAAGTTAGCAACATGGTTAATAATTGGGTTCTCCACGAGCTCGCGGATGCTTGCACTGCAAGTCGTGTCCCACGCGCTCCCATCCCCTTCGAAAATGGTTACCATCTTCTTCGCGACCTTTCTCGGAACCCTACAAGCTTTCATCACACGCTTGATGGCATCCTTCTTAGAAAGGCCCTTAATTCCCTTCTCTGGGAAGTGCTTCTTGATGAGCGTCTCAATGCAGTAAATAGTCATGAGTGCCATCACTTGGCCCCTATCTTCATCTGCTATTAATAAACGTGGAGCCTTTTCTTCGGGCATAGGCTCAAGTTTTACTGCAGCTTTCAACTTAAATTGAGGATCAATTTCTCTGCACAAACTCTCAATCGCGTCTGTCACACGTGCCTCGGTCCACTTATTGGACTTAATCTCTTCGTAGACCAATGTGTGAATCAGATCTAGCACCTTCTTTGCTGAAAATGGTGCATTACGTTTGCCGTGCATAGCTTGGTAGACCATCCTCTTGATCTTCAACTCGTCGGCAGCACTCCCAGCGTAAGGACGTTGCTTCTTATCAATCCTTTCCTCGATTGCTTTGATGGCATTAAGAAGCTCCTGCGCGTACACGTTGGGTTCAACGGATATGGGCTGTGACAATACACCACAAATCTGCTTGCGCCCTGTATCGTCGGTTGTTTGTCCTACGACCCCAACGCCACAATCCTTACGGACGATGCGTCCCTCTACGGTGGCCCTCAATTCGGAATCTTGATCATCATTTCCGCCACCTTCGTGCTCATTGACATACAATGCACCTTCTTTTTGGTAGCCCAGCTTGTTCTTTGGACTCTTGTCATGCGCGTCGCCATCCGCATCACTCGATGGCGATACCTTGGTAGTTGTAGTCTCAGGTGGTTCAATCTTCGTCAGATGTGCGCGGAACTTCTTCTCAAAACCTTTCATAAAGCCAAAGCACCACGAATTTCTCTTATAAAACTTGTTGGCTTGGCATTTGTAGTATGATATCGCCCACGATCCAAGTGTCCTCATCGCGACATCATCATCAGTTCCATTCTCCCAAAGCTGCAACGAGCGTTGGTATACAACAGCCCGGTGAACCTTGGTTTTGGATTCTGCATACACCTGATTAGTAACCACCTTGTCTAGGAGAGCGTACTCCTTTTGAGAGAAGTTCACTTTCCTGTAGATTACTTCTTCTTTGGATCCCGTAATACATCCGAGTATCGGAATCCTGTCAGTGCGCAAAGGGATGGTTATGGTCCAATATCCGGGGCGAGTCGCCGCACGGTCCCACATCCACTCCTCCACGTCACTCACGTTAAAGTTGTAATCTGTCTCGTACAACATCGAAACATCACGGCGCCGAAACGCCAATCCGCCACAAATCGTCATTGTGCGAGAAAACTTGGTCTAGTAGCCCAGTCAGGTTTCCCCAACCGCCGGTCGACCACCCCGGATTCCGTTCTGCCCCCCACGCCCAGGTCGGCGTGAG